TCTGAACACCGACTTCGAACTGTCGAACATGTCGCTTGCTGATCTGCAATCGATCATTGCGATGTGGATGAACAACGCAATCGCCTTCGAAGAAATGCGGACGAACCTTCGCCGGTCCGGTATTGCGGTGCTGACTGATCAGCAAGCTAAGGCGAAGATCGCTCAGGAAATGGCGGAACAGCCTGAGCCCGAAGTCGACGAATGAGCACGCTGTTTGATATGCAGCTGCGACATCAGATCTATCTTGAAGGCGTCAAGGTTGATCTGACAAGCGGTGTCAATCGTCAGTACATCACGAAGCTTGACGAGTTCGTGAAGTCTCGACTTGACCGCCTCCCGTTTGAAAAGCTCGACAGTCTGTCGCGGACCGGTGTCACGCGGCTGATTGCCGACGTCGAAAAGAAGCAACGCGAGCTGTTGAAGGAATGGCGTTCGGAGCTGAAGGCGTCGTTGCGTGAGTACGCGAAGACGGAGAGTGCCGTTACAGCCGGGATGTTCAAGGCGGTCGGGAAGACGCCGCGCAAACCGGGCATTCGGGATTTGTGGGCAGACGTCGTTGACGCGAACGTGTCCGGTCCTGATACCAAGCTCGACAAGATGCTGACGGACTATGTTGCGTCGCAGACGAAGGCGCTGAAGACCGCGATACGTTCATCAGCGACGGCCGGTCAGACGAAGGCCGAACTGTACGACACAATTCGCGGCACGAAGGATAAGAGCTATAAGGATGGCTTGCTGCGCAAGTTCGGCAATCAAGGGAATGCGGTAGGTTCGACCGGTGCTCAGCATGTGAAGGGCCGCGTTCAAAGCGCCGTTGCTGAACTGTCGTTCGATCAATACCGATGGGTATCTGTGCTCGATAGCGGAACGACGGACATATGTCGCGGTCGCGCGGGTCAGATCTATCATTATGGGAGCGGTCCGGTTCCGCCTGCGCATTTCCGGTGCAGATCTTCGACGGTGCCGGTTGCCGATGATGTTGACGAGCCCACAGATACGGACCCGCCGTTCTTCGAATGGGTACAGTCACAGCCGGAAGAGTTCATTCGGGATATCTTCCCGAAGCGAGACGCTGAAGCCCTGATCAGCGGCCGGGCGAAACGTGCGGACTTTGAGCACTTCGACGGTATAGGGCGCTTGACGCTTGCGCAGTTCCGCGACAAGCTTCCGATCATTACAGCGTGAAGGATGTACGGTTATGGGACTGAAGCACAAGATCGATAAGAAGACCTTCGACAAGCTCCCGCCGGAAATGCAGGAGAATTACAATGTCGACGAAGACGGAAAGAACTACACGCTTGACGTCGAAGGGCTCGATGACGCGGGCGAGCTGAAGCGCGCGAAGGATCGCGAGACCGAAGCGGCGAAGAAGCTCCGCAAAGAGCTGAAGACGGCTCAGGACGAGCTTGCCGCGCTTCAGGAAGCATCGGCCGGAAACGATGTCGAGAAGATTAAGGCGACGATGCAGAAGAAGTACGACACAGACATTCAGGCGGCGAACGACAAGGTCACGAAGCTGACTAATGCCTTGAAGAACAAGGCCGTTGATGCCGTGGCCGATGCGATGGCAGCTCGCATTTCGACTTCGCCGAAGCTGATCCTGCCCGTGATCAAGGGCGCTCTTCAGGCGGATATCGACGACGAAGGTGAAGTCAGTATCGTCGTCATCGAAGACGGCAAGCCGTCGAAGAAGGCCGTCGCCGACTTCGAAAAAGAGCTTGTTGCATCGAAGGATTATGCTGCTATCATGATCGGGACGAAGGCGAGCGGCGGTGGCGGTGCCACACGCAAAGACCCTCCGTCAAATGGCAGCGGTGCTGCATCGGATCGAAACAACTCCGAGCGCCCTGCCGACCCTTCGAAGATGAAGCCAAACCAACTCACGGAATGGCTGAAGGAACGGAAAGACGCTCGTCAACCCTGACGGAGCTACCGTGGCACTTTCTGATCTCGCTGTCTTCTCGGAACAGGTCAACACGGCGTTGACCGAAGTTCTCGCCTATCAGGTGGACCTTTTCAACGCCGCTTCGAACGGCGCGATTGTTCTTCGCGCCGCCAATCATTCGGGCGATTACTCCGAACTCGCCATGTGGGCGAAGGTCAACGGGCTCGTGCGTCGGCGCAATGCTTACGGCACGGGCGACGTTGCGGAGAAGACGCTCGCTCAGATCACGGACACGATGGTCAAGGTCGCGGCCGGTACGCCGCCCGTGCGTATCGATCCGGGTCAGTTCGAATGGATCAACAAGAGCCCGGAAGAAGCCGGTGCGGTGATCGGTCAACAGCTGGCCGGCGACACTCTCGCCGACATGCTCGATACCGCCATCATCTGCACTTCGGCCGCGCTGAACGGCGTCGCCGCACTCGTGCATGACGCCGACGACGGCGTTCTTGAAATGGCGGATTACAACGTCGCTCAGTCGAAGTTCGGCGACCGTGCCGGCACGCTTGCCGCATGGATCATGCACAGCAAGCCGCTCTTCGATCTGTACGGCGCCGCAATGGCGAATGCGACCGGGCTGTTCACGTTCGAAAGCATTCAGGTCACGCGCGATCCCTTCGGCCGCGTCTTCGTCATCACGGACAGCCCGGCACTCGTCACCGCCGGAACGCCGAACCTTTACACGTCGCTTGGGCTCGTGCCCGGCGCTGTCACCGTCGACCAGAACGACGACTTCACCGACAACATTTCGACGGTGAACGGAAAGGAAAACATCGTTCGCACCTATCAGGGCGAATGGTCCTACAATCTCGGCGTGAAGGGCTTCAGCTGGGATAAGACCAACGGCGGCAAGTCGCCGACGAATGCGGCGCTCGCAACGTCGACGAATTGGGACAAGTACGTTTCTTCGAATAAGGACGCCGCTGGCGTTCTGATCGTTTCGCAGTAACGTCGGTCCCGACCGTCAGCTGAAAGTACGGCGGGCTTTCGAGCCCGCCGCCAAACCCTCCGATCATCAAACATACGGGAGAACGCTATGCGTTCCGTTGGTCAGCTTCCGCTTATCCTTTTCTTCGTCAACGGCATGACGCCGACAGAGAGTGACGCCGCCGCCGCAAGCGAGATCACCGGAGCGCGCGTCGTGTTTCGCAATGCGCTGATGGTGGACCCTGATGGGGCGGAAGCCCTTGAAGAGTGCGACGGCGTCGCCGGAGCTGTGCCGGAGCGTTATCAGAACGCATTCGGTTCGGAGCCGGGCGAAGCGTCGGGCATCGGCGCCCTTCGCGCGGTTCACGAAGACGAACCCGGCGTCACCGAAGGTCAGGCGCTCAATCTCGACAGCAAGTCGACGAACGATCCCATCGAAGAAGAGCGCCGCCGGGCACATCGCGGTCTTTCCGTCAACGACGCCAACTCGCGCGCCAATTGGCCGGACCCGATCAACGTCCGTACCGTCGCCGACGACCGGGGCGCCAACGCTCAGGGCGCCGTCAGCACAACTGCATGGGGCTTGCCTTCGGGCATCGCGGGCGCTGCTCAGGTGCCGGTCGGCGGACCGGCGGCACTCGTCAGCCCGCCTCCGGCTCCGGCCGGCCGGGAGACCGCAGAGACGGCGCCCAAGCGCGGCCGGCGTGGCAAGAGCGCCGACGCGAGCTGAAGGCCGTCATAGCCGCCCTGTGTGGGCTCAGGGCCGGGCAATTGCGCCCGGCTCTTCTCATAAGGTGACACATGGCCGTTGCAGATCTGATTGTTGAAGACGGAACCGGGCTCAACAACGCTGACGCTTATGTGTCCGTCGACAACGCTGATACCTACTTCGCGAACCGTGGCGTCGTAGCATGGGCTACGCTGACGCCTGATCAGAAGAAGGTCGGCATTCGTCGTGCGACGGAATTTATTGATCAACAGTACGCCGACGAATTCATTCTATCACCGCTGAAGATCACACAGGCACTCGCTTTCCCGCGTGACGCTTCCGGCATTCTGCCGGTCGGTCTTGTCCGTGCGACGTGCGAGCTTGCGTTGATCGCGGCGACGACGGATCTTTACACACCGCCCGGCGGTAACTCCGGCAATCTCGTGTTGATTGAAGAGCGGAAGAAGATCGGTCCGCTTGAATTCGCGAAGAAGTACAGCACGGAGACGACTGCGCCATCGTTCGGAATGCCCACAATCAACTTCAATCGGATCGAAGCCCTTCTTTCCGGTCTGATGATGCA